CCCATAGGCTTCATATCCAACTCCATCCCCAACACTTCCCACCTTCAACCAAATCCTACTATGACTATAGAAAGGATTCTGGGGAGGAGTATAGGTCAAGGTCACCTTGTTGATCCAGTTCCCGGAGGGATCGAAAAAGGCGTCCTCGGTCAATGCTATTCCTGTCACCCCAGAGATTTTTGCAAGAGGGTTTGGCAACTTAGATGCATAGTTCTCTTGTTGTTCATATCCTCTATCGTGATAAATCCCAGAATAATAAGCCTCAAGGTCGAACGCTGGCCTGCCGATGTTGTCCTCTCCTTTTGAGATCACCAGAAAATCCTTACCACTCCATGCAGGCGAGGGATGGCTCACAGTAACCCGATCAAGAATATCGAGCGGGGACGAATCGGGGAAACCAGTCAGCTTGCACACATAGTCAGTGTATCTTGCCTTGTCAAACTTGAACCTTGCTCTTCTCCTGGCTACGTCAGATTCCGTGATCCACCAACAGGTCTCCTCATAGATCAGTTCCCCTTTGGCATCGATGTCGGTCTCGTCCTTAACCTCAACCATGTCTTTCTTGAAACTGTCCTGGGAATTGATATAATGTATCCTGACGATATTGGGGCGCCTGGGTTTCGACCATACGAACGAATCCTTCACAATATTGTCTATTGTAAAGTTATGGGAAACGGTCTTGGTCTGGCTTCTTTCCAAAAGTATATTATCCCCTGTCTCCAGGAGCAAGAAATCGCTGTCCTCCTTGGTTAAGAGCATCCCATCATTGTAGCAGTTCTCTGCTGCATCCCAAACAGGCTTGATCTTACCTTGATTCATCACGCACATGCCGTTGAAGGATTTCCAGATCAACTTTTTGGCATCATTAATTGCTATCTGAGTGTCAAAATTATAGTCGAAGGTGTAACGCGGAGATTTGCCATAAAGCTTGATCCTTCTAACTCCCATGTAAGAGGCATTACCGTGGTTGGTAGTAAATATAAAAGAATAGTAACGATAAGGAACTTCACTGGCGACTGTTATTATCTGAGGCTCGGAAGTGTCCGTCGCAGGATGTTCTGTAACAGAACTGGTTGAAAGTGCGATCCCAAACCATCCTGCTGCTCCAACAAATGTTGCGTCCTCAAATGCCCCTCTTATATTGCTCCCCTGCATCTGGATAGTAGCAACGCCAATATCTGTAGTCGTTCCTACAGAGTGATAATTTTCAATAGAAAATTTATTGACAACATAAGTATCCCCCAAATCAATATTGACTCGCTGATTGGAAGGACTTCCTGCAGCAGAAACCCATGCAGCAGAAGCAGCCGTTCCGATTAAAGGAGAATCCTTGTCAAAAGCATAAAACGGTTCATGTTGCCGGTTAGCATAATCCGAGTATCTGCTTGTCGCCCTCACTGTCAAATTGCCAGGACCAGGTGGCCATACAGGTACACTTTCTGAGTTTGGAGGAATATAATCGCAATAGTCCTTTAGAACCTCAAAGGCATCCTGATTTAAATCGCTAGCAGAATATTTCTCATTTTCAATATACCAATCCCATAAAATCTGGGCGGGATTTCTTGTCCACGACTTGACTCCTCCTAAATCCTGACCTATTTCAAGACACCTCCCGAACCTGCCCACGACATTAGCGTTCTGTACCCCTTGGACATCGGATGTACCTTTCTTAAGCTTAAACTCTGTCAGAGTAATCCCTCTGAAATTAGAAACATCAGTAGAAAACAAATTCGAGACACCAGACTGATGTACCGTTGCCCCACTGTGCGACCAAAACTTATGATTGGGATCTGTAAATGTAGACCACTCCGCTCCGTTAATGCAATATGATAAGAACGTAGTTCCTGATTTTCTTGGAACAGTCGTATCGCTTTGACCTTGGCAATGGGCCACGATCATCTTATAATAGTCAGCTTCTTCGGGATCATTAACTCTAACAATATTTCCAGCCAGTCTGAGCTTACCACGTGCTAAAGGAATTGGGGTTCCTCTTTCTACTGTAACTACAGGATACTGTCCTCCATAGGTGCCCGAACCTGTTCCTACCGAAGGCATTTCAGGAGTGTCCGCTGTAAAGACTTTCCAAAGCATTCCTGCCACTGAACCATAGGCAGCTCCTGCCAAGGCTCCAACAGCGGCCCCAAGTAGTGCTCCTGATACAGTCAATCCAATTAAAGGAATGCTTACACTTAAAATTCCAGCACCAACTAATGCAGCACCTGCCACTGCGCCCACGATTGCAGATATGAGTGCATAACACGGTTCGGCATAGACAAAGACCGTCCCGCAAATAATTATTGCCATGAATATAATCTTTGTTATTGCATTATTGGCAAAAAACTTATTCATTTTTATCCAACTCCATTGTCATTGCAATAACACCTTTAATATCCACAAATCCGTATTTTCTTGATAAATCTGGATGATCTGTAAAAAGAATCAGTTTCTTAGCTCCTATTTCCTGACTCCATTCCTTAATCTTCTCAACGGCGAGTCTATTTGCATCCTCAGACTCGACGAAACAAATGTTTGAATATAAGATCATCGCCGAGTCGGATATAGGAGGTGCGATGGAATTGACTGCTACCACATAACCGAGCATTGCTCCGCTTTCGATTTCCCGAACTACCCAAATCCCAATTGCATTCTCTTTTGCGACCATACCTATTAACCACTGAACCCACTCCAATTTAGTGCACGGAAACTGCTTTTCTAACCTATTGTCGGGAATCTTTAATATTGCAACAATATCGTTAGGATTCTCTGTCTTTTCTACTATCATCCCCATCCCTCGGTATTTTGAGAAATATGCATGAATCCCAAAAAGTTTTTTCTATTGTTTCCACTTGGCCCCCAAGGAGAAGTTGACCCACTACCACAAGCCTGCCAATCCTTTGGGCAACCCTTATAAACATTATAGGAGTAGCTGTTGTCGATGGCAAAGGTCATTGGTACATCTAAAACAGCCTTATCCAATGCCGCATTGAAATCAACTATCTTCCGATAGTATGTAACCCCAGCTGTCTTGTCCCAAAATTGAATCTCTCCAAAGTTCCAATAATCATTCACCTGAGTTAGATTAGTGGAGTCCACAATATAGTTTGTCGAGCCGGACTCAACAGTCTTATCAAGCTTACAAAGTGTTACTAAATCTGCAAGACTATCCTGATTGCAAACAGAGTCTCCGAACTTCCTGTTACATGATGGAGAGTATGTCTGGAGCAAGGTCCTTTTTTCCAGAGACTCCCCCATGGTAGCAGGAACCGTTAACCAATATTTGCTGACCTCCTGAACCTCGTCACAATAGCCGTTGAAAAGCTCAACATAATTATCCGCACTACCCAAAGCATTCCTGTAAAGTCTTCTAATGATGATCTGCTTGCCATAAAAGTCCTCAACGTTCAAGTAAGCAGCCATATCCCCAAGTACATTGTCAAACGAGACTGTTATGTTACTTATCTGTCCCTCAAGACTCTGGTTCACACTTCCGAATATTATCGTCTTGGCAGTATATGGATTGCCGTTCCAGGAGATGCTCTTTTTTTCAGCAACATAATAAAGCGTTGCCAAACTCAGATACAACTCAATCACCAAAACGGGCTTCTGGGTCTCGGAGGCTATGATGGTTCTTAATGCTGCTGGTAGATACTTCGGCATCAGGTCACTCTCTCTTCAATAGTCACTTCCACTCTCCAATTGTGGGGAAGGGGATCGAACCTAAATGATCCGGCAATATATCGAACTGTCACATCGGCTCCGTCAGCCGTCCCATCATGATTGGCATCGATATAAGACGGGACACACTTGAGTGCAAAATAATCGTATCCCCCGTAGCAAGAATTATAATGTTGCTGAAGGGTCCAGAACTTTACATCCGTCAAGGCCTCCCACTTTAACTGCCATTGATAGATTGGGGTGGAACCGGACATCAAGGCGTAGTTCTTTTTCTGACTTTCTGCCTGTGTGATGATGGTATGGAACTGCGGCTCAATGGGGACCATCCATGTTGGAGTCACTCCTGAAAGTGCTGTAGCCATTATGTTCTGCTCCTTATGATACCCCTGATCTCCTCATCATTACGATAACTCTGTATGATGGCACCTGGGGCAAGACTGTAGACCATTTTTGAGGCTATACTCTGGAAGACCGCATTCTGGGTCTCAAGATCTTGGAACACTGGGTTCTCCATGTGAATAATAAATGTTGGTTGCCCTCCCTGGGATTTTCCTCTGGGCAGGACTGTCTCACCTCTCTGAAGGATGGCGGGATACTCGTCATTCTGCAGTCCCTTATGGAGTCTTGGGGCATTGGCAAACGTTGACGAGGGGACTGCATATTGGGGAAAGGAGGTCGTTCCGACGATCCCTCCGGAGTGAGGCTTGCCGGGGAAGATCATGCCTAAAAGCCCACTTCCCGCCTTCCCTCCAATTCCAACCGAACCAATAGCAGATGTGATTGACTGCTGGACTTGTATCTTGATCAGGTCCATAATGATGGACCTGGCCATATCTCTAAAGGCTTCTTTTGCACTTTTCGTTCCATCAATCACACTCATAAAAGCGTTGGTGAAGTTGTCCCTGATGCTGTTGGCAACGGTCAAGGTCGTCTCGTACCATCGCTGGGCCTCTGTCTTATATTTGTCACCGAAATCTGTCATGGCAAACTTAACTCCATCCCACGCCTTCTGGGAATTTTGTAGAGTCCAGTCCCTCTCCGCGTCGGACAGTTCCTTGAGGGTTGCTCCTTGCCCCTGCATTTGTTTAAGCTGGTTATCTAGCCAAGCCCTAGTGCTTCGGTTGCCCTCCAACCTTATCTTATCAACCGACTTCTTGTAGTTGTCTTCTATCAGTTTCCTCAGCCCCTCATTCCAACCGAACTTCAGAAGCTCCTGGTTCTTCTCCTCCTCCAAGGCCCACAACTTGTAATCCAGGCCCGACAGGGTTAATTGTTTTGATCTATCAACGGCTTGCTTTTGGAATTGTTCCCTGTCATCCCACATCTTCTGCGCATGATCCCTGATTGCGTCGTCCTCTGCATCAAGGACCTTAGATAGTTTTTGCATTTCCTCCTCTATTGACGAAAAATCAAAACTAGGAGGAACAACCTTCGGCGGGGCAACTGCAGAAGGAGCAGGAGGCTGCCCATAACCCTCTGGCCCCCATAGAAACTGAGGTGCGGTACGTTCTGCATCCATTTTAAGAGTTCCCTTAAATGTCTTTAACCTTGATTCAAGAAAAGCCAATCTTTCTACCAATGCCTGCCCAAACTTTCCTTCTGTCCCTCTCCCGGCTATCGTTCTCTTAATCTCGTCCGCTTCCTTCTGCATATTTTGCATATCTGCCGTAAACACATCGGCAGGATACATATTCTCAAGAGCTGTCCTGATCAGACTCGAATAAGCAAGGACTGCCATAATCCCTAGTTTACCAAACATCGAGTAGGCTATGAGTCCTGCCCCCATGGTCCACTTGTCAATATCTTTTACAAGATCCCAGAAGAACCCCACCGTACTTTTCATCGTACCGAATCCAGACTCGACCTTTCCAGGAAGGTCTTGTTCTATGAACTGCTTATTGACCGCTAACCAAGATTGCATCTCCGCAGATATATTCTTCACCTCTGCAGATATGGTGGGTAAAATAGATCCTCCAAGCTGAATGAAGATGTTTTTTATCAGGTTGTTAAAGGTATCCGAAATCCCTTCCCATGTCTTTTCAAAATGTTCCCAAGCCCTGTCTGCTGCTCCTGCACTGTTGTTCATCGACTCAATTTTACCAGTCAGATTTTCAAAGTTGTTAGCCATCAAGCCCAAGTAACCAATAAGGGCCTCCTTCCTTCCCCCAACAAGTTCAGCCAGTTTGTCGGCAGACCCTCCCGCTGCCTTCTCTATCTCCTTTAAAAATTGGACAAAACCCAATTTCTTCATAGCAGGGCCGATCCCCCCCCATTCCTTGAACAAGGTTATCATCTGTTCCGTAGGCTTTACCAAGGCAACCATCAAAGCTTCTAACTGGGTGGTTGCCTCAGCAGTACTTCCTGCCGTCTGGGTGATTAAAGCCAAACCTCCGGCCATCTCCTGATACTTTAACCCTGCAACACGAGCCAAGTTGGAGATGCTACCCATGAGAGGTACTAACTCCTGGAATGTTGTTTGGCCTTCTTTCTCTATTTGGAAGAGCAAATCAGCGGCATCACTAACACTCTTCAACTCTCCCCCATAACCAGCCATCATCTTGGTCAAGACCTTGATGACGTCAGATTGTCCCATGTGAGCCGCCTTCGCAGCCTTGGATGCAGTGACAACAAGGTCTAATGCTTTCTTAGGATCAGTAACACCTGCGCTGATAGTCTGATAATAGCCTTTAACCAAATCAGTGCTCGACCCCAACTCGGGACCAAGACTCTCTATCTGTTCTCTGATCTGACTAAATGACTGATTGGTAACCTTGGCCATATCTGTAACAGCACTCTGATACTCCGCTGCGGATGAGATCACTTTTTTAACAGTAAAAGCACCGACCAAACCGAGCATCGCCCCCTGTAGGCCGAAGATCGTGCTTTTAAGTCGGTTGAAGGACTGGGAACTGGCGGTGGAAAAACTTCTGACTTCGGCAGCACCCCTCTTCAAGGCCCTATCCAGCCCCGTTATATCACCACCAACTTTTACTTTTATATCTTCTGCCATCTTCCTTATCCTTTAACGGGCATTTCCATTCGGGAATCTTTCACCGCTTGTTCTTCCTTCTGCCACTTAACTCTCCAATACATCCTCAGCTTTTTCTTTTCAATTTTTGACAACTCCAAGAACTCACCATGGCTTCTCCCCAGCAACTCCGAGGCAATCTCCATATCGATGAACAACGGGGTGGTCCTCTCGGGCTTGTCCACCCCCATCAGGATACCAAAAAATCATTCTCTTTATCCTCCTGCCATTGGGTCAACGCCTGGATGTCCTTGACCAACTGGGACAGATGTTCCCCCGTCAGACCCATATTCTTCAGGACCTGGAGTCTCCTGTTGTCATCCGTTATGTCATTCCCCTCCTTATCCCTGATAGGGAGGTCGATCCCCAGCATGACAACCTTGAGCCCAAGGTCCCTCTGATATTTCTCAGTCTCCGAAAGATAGGCTTCATCCGTGAAATCAAAAATAAAGCCCCATTCATTCTTGGTCAGTCGCATCTCCTTACCCATATCACTGTCCTTCTTGATCAGTTCACGCTTTTTCGGAGGTACGGGCTTCTTCTCCCGCTCGAACTCATCGATCATCTCACTCACCCCGCTGGACTTGATAGGGATGGAAATCCTCTTCACCTGTCCCTTGTGAGTGACCTTTAGATAAGAGATCCCTTTGGACTCGAAAATGTTATTCCCTTCAACAAGCTGGTCGAGATCCACCGTCTCGATCAGCTCCTTTTCTCCCGGATCACTTTCCTCTCTCTTGATAATCTCTACCATAATCTTGCTCTCCTTCCTCTTTTAAAACTAGTTTAAAGGCTCCTAATCCCCACGTGGCTGGGTTTTTATCCCCTGCCCCTTATTAGGTTATGGCTGTCCCAGAAGTGAAGGCAGATTTCGTTCCCCCACTCCCATACCAAAGTCCGTTTGCGTCCAAGGTCACCCCGTCCTCCGACTCTGTGATCGTCTGCTGGTCAGGCGGAAAGTAGACCTCCTTCAGCTCATAGACGAAATCCGTTGATCCGTCATACATGATCTGAAGGTTATAAGCCAACTTGGAACTATCCGCAAAAGTCTTGGTGGCGACACTAGCCCCACTTATCGTAAGGCTGGATTTTCCTTTCGCTGTGGTGATTGCAGCTGCCGAACCAACACTTGTCGATCCGCTCAACAATTGGACAAGAGCGTGGGTATAGGTCGCATCGTTGATCAATCCTGAGAACCTTACGGGCAAGGGATTCATAATCCCATCATCCGACCCCTGGCGATAACTCGCGTTCGTATCCATGTTGCCCCGATCCATCACCAGAACTTCCTCTGACTTCCCCCTTCCTGTGGGGAAGCTCAGATCTGCCTTAGTGAAGAGAACGATAAGATAGTGTGGGGCAGCTCCTCCTTCATACAATCTTAATTCTCCATCCTTTGATTTAAAGATCATGACTAAATTCCTCCTTTATGCTGTCAATATATCCTTCCCTGTTGTAAAGGTTGTAACTGTCCCTCCACTTCCATACCACATGCCATTCATATCAAGTGTCAATCCATCTTCCGATTCTGTAATGGTTTGTTGGTCGGGAGGAAAGTAGACTTCTTTCAACTGATAGATGAAATCTGTCGTTCCATCGTATTTCACTTCTACATTGTAACACGTCTTTGAACTGTCTGCAAACGCCTTGGTAGTTACCGCCACTCCTGCAACGTTCAGGGCGGAATCCCCCTTGGTAGACTGGACAGTCATCGCTTCCGTTGATGTGCTTAAAGTAGTGACTCCACTCAGCATGGCCACCAAGGTGTGGGAATAAACAGCGTCGTTGATCAGTCCAGAGAATCTAATAGGCAAGGGACTAACGATCGGTTCGTCTGATCCTTGATGGTACGAGGCATTGGTATCCATATTGCCCCGATCCATAGTCAAGATCTCTTCAGGCTTTCCCCTATTCAAAGGAAAGTTCAGATCAGCCTTTGTGAAGAGAATCTCTAGATAATACGGAGTCGGGTGACTATCATATATTCTCAGTTCTCCATTTTTTGAAGTGAATATCATCTTCCTAGTCCTCCTTTACCACTTCATTAATACTCATAATCGTGGTCTTTTTTTTCTTCTCGTCCTCGGTCAGGTCCCTGGACGCCAAGTCCTCAGCAATCCTCTCACTCCTCCTGGTGCTAAGACCAGCATCCAGAAGTGCATTCTTGATTTTTTCCTTACTTAACTTCATCTTCTTTCCTCCTTACCAAGATTCTTGCCAGGCAATTCCAACGGTAAATGTGAACTGCAAAAAACTGGGGTCGGGAATCGTCCTGTCTGTTATGACGTCTCTTACCTCCATTTTCTGGAGCGAGGTCGTCCAATCATTATTGCTAAAATCATAAAGATCTATCTGGGTTCCTATCTTGAAATAGTCGGCCACAATGTCTCTGATCTCATAATGCCTATTGGTCTTCGTCGTCTTGTCTGGGTTCACGAATATGTTAAAGTTCAGGACAATCTCAGTGGTCTGTCCTGTGGTCGTGCTTGAGACCTGTCGATGATAGTCCCTTTCTCCCGGGCCCAAGATCCTTTCCTCAATCCACTCGGACCGTCCTGTCCCCTCAAACGGAAAGCCCTCAAAATCCACGACCAGACCCTCTGTAGTTACAAGATTGTCCTTGATATACTTTTCAAGACTCGCCTTTACGTTTTGGAATTTTCCATTAGCATTCAAAGCCATTTACTCATCCTCAATAGCGAAAACTTTTCCAATCCTTCTGCAATTCCTTGCTCATTTTCTGTGGCAATTCCGCCTTCCTCATTTGCCTTATACTCAGACGAACAACTCCATAGGGTGCCTGTTGGGAATGTCCGTACTCCAGAAAAATCATGTACTCGACACCGTTGACCAGCTCCACCCACTTGTTCATCCCAAAACCCTTGGTATTATCTATGAACTTGCCTTTTGATCTCCCAATCTCGACTTCCTTCGGATCAACTTTTGCATTTGAAGGATAAGCAATAGCCTCACCATCGCTCCCCGATCCCTCAAAAGCGGCATACCACCCTGCCCTGGCCCTTCCGTGCAGTACTGGCATCTGGGTTATGATCTTGGCCAACAGATCGAAGGCAAACTTCTTAATGACCCTCTCGGTTGTCACATTGGTCTTCCTATTGAAGTCCCTTATGTGTTGGTTGAAAACTTTTGTTTCTACGGAAAGAGAAAAATTCATCAGACAACACTCCCATAAGCCACATAGGCAATTCCCAAAGGATCCAAGGTTATCTTCTTCAGGGCATAAGTTGATCCGCTTTCAACAATAACATCGCTCTTAGGACTCACCATATTGGAAACAGAACTCTGCATAAAAACGAACTTGGTGTCTCCAATCTCGACACCCCCTCCTGTCTTCTGGACATCATCCCTAGTCACCAAACCCTTAATGGCACTCACCCCTGACCAATCAGTATAAGGGCTTCCATACATCTGCTCCTGCGGCAGATAATAATCCAGTCCCGTATACTGGCGATACTTCAAAGTAGTATTAATGGATGTATCAATAATTATTGAATTAACATCCGCCTTGATCTGTGCCAACTCTGATGTAGATAAAAGGGCCATCTATTCCACCTTTATCGGGACTTTTCCCCACATGACCCCGCTGGTATTGCTGGTATCGTAGATGATCACCTTTGAGTCATAAATACCAGCCGTTAACCCTGCCGTGCCGAACTTCAAGACCAACTGTCCTGTGGTAGAAGTGACCCCGCTGAAAAACCAAGGGGATGCTCCTGAGTTCAGAGTCACTCCACTCCCAAAAGTAACCTCGGCATGGGTAACACCAGAGAGGTCGTGGGCCGACCCATCGGACTTCAACAGCAGATCAATGCTATTATTCCTGCCCCTGTAGATGATTTCCCTGTCCATCTCTTCTCCCTTATTTCAGGCAGATGTCCAATGCCCCAGCAGCAAACCTTGCAGTGTCTCCACTCTCTACTAGCTTAGATGCGGTCAATTGTCCTGAACAAAGCACAGAGGCCCCTGCTGTTCCACCCGAGAAAATGGCAAAGTGGGTCATCGTCCCCCAAACATTTCCTGCCGTAGGAAATGTTATGATTACCGCGTTATCAATAGTCACTCCTGTAGCATCGGCAACTTGCCAGGACGTCCCTGTAGTATGCGTTGTTCTTACTCTCGCATATAAACTCCCTGCTTGAGCAGGTTCACTCAACCCACTAGCATCATCCAAAGGGTCCTGTGAAGATAACCCAACAAACATAAAGCATGTGGCGCATTTTAAAATACTGAACCTATGTTTTAAAATCTGGTTTTCTAAACTATCACTAAATCCTACCATTTTCGTTCCCTCCTAATTATTCTGAATTTCCCTTACCATTGTTTGGGAAGTTAAGGCTCTCCTGACGGTTTCAAAAGCAAACTCCCTGAGTACTGTCTGGCTTTCTATCGTTGGGTCAATGATTGAAAAATTTGGAATCCCCAATGCTGCAAAAAAATCTATCCTTGACATCGCCCTACCATTCAATCCCCACGCCCCAGTTAAGCTAACATTAGCGGCAAGGGTGTTGGCGATAGCAGCAGCTATCATATCAATCGAATCATTGTTTAAAGTTGGTCTGGTAAAGACCTTAGAGAATATATTTGAAATCAGCTCATGTGTCGTCCCAAGTCCTGTTGTCAGATTGGAGAGAGACCAGGTCTGGGCAATAACTGTCCCCAGAATCTCCCACAACACCGACAGCAATGGCGAAGCGACAGTCTTGCTGCTATCTGCACCCGCCAAGGAAAAGATCCTTGAAATATCAGACAAGGTTTGAGTCTTCTCGATCGTTCCAGCAGACAGTCCCCTCACAGGTGCCAAGATGGAACTCGACAAAGTCTTACTAGATAACAGGACTATCAGTTCCTGAATCCTTGCGAGATCAGAGTATGTCGCTGTCTTCTCCGAACTCCTACTAAGGATCTCTAGTATCTGGGTCAAAGTGGTGGAAGACTGGGTTCGGGAGGCAACAGGACTTGCCAGCCCTAATATCCTTATTATGTCAGAACTTGCCAACGACTTACTCGCAACCGCAGCGATAAATTCCTGGATCCCTGTTTTCAGTTCACTCGCCGACAAAGTCTTGCTTATCGAGCCTGACAAGGCATCTAAAATCCTAGTCAAAATAAGAGAAGATTGGGTTCTTGAGATCCCTGTCCCGATTGATTCCAGTATTCGGGACAAGGAAATCGAAGATTGAGTTCTTGAGATACCTGTCCCGATTGATTCCAGTATCTGGGACAAAGAGACTGAAGATTGTGTCCTTGAGATACCTGGTCCGGCATACTCCAAGATTCTACTCAACAAACTATAATTGACTGTCTTACTACTTATCCCAGACACAGTCTCTAATATCTGGGTTAAGGTAGTCGATGACAAGGTCTTGGACCATTCTGTTGCTACAAGCTCGTGTGTCGTTCCCCCTGCCGCAGGAGTGTAATTTATAAACGCAGATATACGCCGGGGAGTCCCAACCACATCAGTTGCTACCGGCCATGGATCAGATGGATCAGGAAAAACAGATGTGTCTTTCCTCCAAACACTATATCCAGCCGTTCCATCATAGTAGTAATGTGTACTTGATATTTCGCTTGATTGACCTCCATAAATCCTTGCTCCATTGGGTAAGTCACCGGCCATAGTCATCAAGGGTACACCAGTAATTAATCCATCGTCAGTTGTCCATCCTGGATTCCACTGTGCATCGAATAGAACATCTGAATGTGCAATCAGTGCTCCTGGTTCACCACCACCAGTATCTGCGTAAACTGTACCAACGGATTCCCTGTCATTTTGGTTTGAAACAGAGGTATAATAGACAAGGCTGTCCAGGGTGCCGGCCTCCGGCATATTCCCCAAATCACCTACTTGCTCGTAAGCCCCACCATTTGAAGCTCCAACAGATTCAAACCCAAGGGTATCTCCAGCCCCCATACAAACAATCGGAAATACCATGTCAGAGACATCCGGAAGTCCAATTATTAGATTCCCGTCTTTTATCTGTAAAGGTTCACACCATTTCTTCTTGCCATCTGCTCCGGTTACTTCCCATCGGTAGATATGACAAAATTTGCCTGTGTAATACTGATTATTACATTTGTTGAAATAGACAGCATACGACCCAACCACATTATCAGGTCTATGGCAGCCTTCCTCAATCTCATCTTGAGCCAACTCACCTTGATACGAATATCCAAGGTTTCCGCTGTCCTTGAGTTCAAGAACGATTTTTCCACCAACAGGAAGATCTTTCAAAGCATCGTATGTCAATGAACATTCAAGAACTCTAGGCCCTAAAGTCCACGATTTCCAAGTGATACCACCGACCTTCAGGGAAATCGTATCATTGATAAAGAATTCTTTCTCTGAAACAACCGACATGGCCTTATGGTTCAAGTTTATCCAGGCTTCATCGAACCACTTGGAAGCATTGACGTTAGGAACAAATTTATCCAGATTGCTGCCAACCTTAACCAAAGCCTCAGCCTTGCCGCCTCCATTACCAAGGATAACTTCGTATAAAGT